CTTCTAACTCATCTTTATAATCATGTCCTGTATGATTCTCCAGCCTCTTTAGTAACATCTCTTCTTTACGCTGCATTAACTCCTGTTGTTCTTTCTGATCTACCTTCCCATCCTGTGCATACATAGGTAAAAGCCTATTTACGATCATAGAGGTGAGTATCTCTTTTGTCTCTCCGTCTTTATCTTCAAGCTTCTCACTTAATACCTCTGTGTTTGTTTGGTGAGCATATATCTTAAATGGACGCTTTATCTCTTCTCCTATAAGAAGATCTAATGATGTCTTTAGGATATTGATATTAGTAAGGTCTGCAGGGAAGGTCATGTCTTCATCCGTACCGTAAGGGTTGGTGACATATTCAAAGTCTTCACGCTTTAACTTACCATTATATATATTATAGTTACGCTGGAGTTTCTGTGTTCTCGTATATTCATCTTGAGATACAACAAACGTTTGACCTATATAATAATTCATATTTGCCTCTCGCCACTCTTCGTTCTTTTTTGCATACGGTACTTTCTGTAAAGGAAAGAGAACCGATTCTGTATCTACTGCCATAGTTTAAATAAATGAACTGTTTATACTTTTTCTTGCGTGGATTCTTCTAGGAAACCACTCGTTTAACTTAGACTTGTCTTCCTTCTTCTTTATTGATACTTCATGTATATTTTGAATCGTTAACATGATCAAAAAGAAAGAAATCACACGGTCAAAGTTACCCTTTTTGTTGTATTGAATCAACTCCTTTAATAATCCGACACTTAATATCTTCTCTAAATTTAATCTTCCTGGAGCGTATTCCGTTCTTAACCAAGTGTTTGCGAAGTTCTCACACTCTGTTTTTAATTTCTCTACCATATGTACACCCTTAATTCTATTCACATTTGTCTCTTTTAGAATCTGTCTTATTATATCTGGTGTGTCATATAATAAATGCAAAGAACGCTTATTTTTGAAATATGTGAACATTCCGGGTAAGTTATTTTCATACATGCCCATTGCATTATAATAGATTAAAAGTTTACGGTTATGCTCATAAGCCTCTTCTATCATCTCAGGTCTACCTACGTATTCTGCTACGATCATATCATAGGTGTCCTCAAAAGTATTAAATCGTTTATAGATATATGTTGAAAACAGAGATGAAGAAAACTCTGATTTGCTGTGATCTAAAGGGTCAGTAGCGCCGATATATAAGTTATCGGGTATTGACCCTTCCATACTCAAATATGGATGCTCATAAATTACAATAGCTCCCGTCACATCCTGGTGGTCTTTTATTGGGAATGCTGTTACTGGCTTTAGTTTATTGTTTATCTCCCATCGAAGAGTGCCATTCTCATTAAATTCCAATGCTCCTATCTGCCCTTTTTTTCTTAATGCATCGTGAACCTCAATATTAGATAAATGATCTTGTAATTTTACTTTAGGAAATATATTACCACTTGAGATAAGAAAAGCTTCTGAAGGCTTCTCGGGATTAAACATAATCTCAAGTTCTAATGCTACACGATCAGCACCGTCATCAAGGAGCTGTTCCCTCCTCCCCATGACATAATCTTTAGCTTCAGGATAAATAGTGTTACCATTAGCATCCTTATAACTGTTTACTCCCATTGAGGTAGGAAAGAACATTCCCATGCTTCCTTTATGTTCCCACCTGTCATCTATTGCTACAAGATTATACGATTTAGTATCGTAGAACATTGTTGAGAGGTCTACTGTGCCTGAATCCATATCACCTCCGGTTCCCATAGCCACAATAGTTCCAAAAGGTCTATTGTCGTACTTCATACCTTGTCTGCAAGCACCAAAACTCTTAGCAAGGTTAGGGAATATACCTGCTTCTTCTAATACAATAAGGTTTGCTCTTGTTCCACCTGCAGCCTGGTGATTGTTGCTAAAGCATACATGTTTAATAATTGATCCGTCACCTTTAGGTATTCTGGATCTTCCTCTCATAATCTCATACTTTGCTTCTATAGACTTACCTGAAGCCCAACCACCTTTATATCTTTTATAGAAAGGGGGAGGATAATACTTCCCATTGAAAGTTATACCCCCCTTTAAATGTTGTTGGCCTAATTTTACTTTGTTTAATAAGTCATCGCTATACTTAGTATTATGTGCTCCTACGAGAACTTGCTTCTTCTGTTTTACATGTTCTAAGAATCTCCATTCATAATCTATAATACAAGCAAAGTTAAATGACTTCCCTAATCCTCTTCCTGTTACTAGAATTATATTCTTTGATTCATTCTCATACAAAGGCCTGCCTTGTGGCTTGTTGTAGATTGTTGTAAGGATATCGAAGGGATCTTTCTTATCTCTAATCTCTTTCGGTTGCTCTGAGAACCTACTAAAGCCTCTTGCAACCTGATACTGCATGTGTATCTCATATTCTACGTCTCTAAAGAAAGGAGGTAATAAGTCTGATACTTTATCATCAGGATGCTTTTTAATCTCTATTGTCCAATGGTTAATATAATAATGTAGTGTGCCAGGTATCCACCCGCCACTCTGCCAAACACCTTCAAGGCATAACTTCTTCTGTTCAGCCCAATATTCTCTATACTCTGGAGATAAAGGAATGAAGTCCGGTATGTCACCTATAAGATAGTTGTGTCTGTTAATTAGCATCTAATATTTGCTTAATAGAATGTTTAGCCTGACTAGATCCAAATTCTACATCCATATCTTTTATTCTTTTAACGCACCCTATAGCCAGTTGAATCAAAAACTCTGTACAATAATGCTCTTCCAGTTGATCCAATAATTGACTAGCTGCTTTTCTAGACATGCTATAATCTGTATTCATTTGTTCTTCAACTGCCTCATCCATGTGTGTCCAAATATCCTCTAAAGTGTCATATCCAGACAATATCGTAATACACATTGCTGAAGTTTTATTTAGCAATATTGGAAACCTTTTATATTTCTTCTTGGTCATATATATAATTTAATTAGCATCTACAGTAATATTATTCTTTTCTTTATATTCATTAAGCTCTTCCCTATTGTCAAAATACGCTGTCTTCCCTGATACCTGTCTTGTCTCGGAATTATATCCATTGTTAAAGCATATCCAATGACCAGGAGAGCAATCACAGTTTGGATTACTACAACCACCAAATAACTGAGACTCTACTATTCTTTTACTGATAGTTACTTCTCCACCACCTGTTATAGGTTTACCGTTTGGGAGAACATCATGATTCCATTTTACTATTTTCATTTGTCATCTATTTCGTATAAAATACTTGACTTCTTCTACAGTCACAGGTGAGTGAATTCGGTGCGTGTACCAAATGGCAACGTGGACACTCCCAACCGAACCGTTTAATGTCTGGGATTGTGATATATGCAGGATCACCACCCTCCCAACATTCATTACAGTACTTATAATCTCCAAGCATATAATAACTTGACGTAATTAGCCTTCCACACTTTGCGCAATATCCAAAATGTGTTGCTGTTGAATTTGTGTTTAAGTCGTCCATTTATCTTGTTCTTGTCGTGTTTTAAGTTCAAGTCCGTTTTCCCGATACCATTTTAAGCATTCATCACATAGTGTTGTATAGCTAATAACTTTTTTACAATCGCGAGAATAGTCTTTTACTGGTATGGTTGTCCCGTGTTCTTCTTTGTCTGTAAGTTTGTGCCCGCAGGTTGCTATTATACTCATTTGGATTCTGTCTCGTTATCTTCCATCGAATTAAATAATTTTAAATTCCACCTTGCATCAATTAGGGCATTGTGCTCTCCTATCGGGTCGGGGCAATTTTTCTCTTTCCATTCACTCCCAAGCCCCTTGTTGTCCATCATCTGTTTTAAGTCTTTGCAGTACATTGGGTAACCTTTTGGTAGGTCAATCATCCTACCGAAAAGCCAACAAAATACAACCCAATCATAATCTGCATAGTAACCATAAAACTCAATAGGGGTTAGTTTAATTACTTCATCGAAATTACTCACTGTATCGGGATGTATATTATAATTTGTTTTGTAAATAAATTCTTTTATTTCGGTGGCAATTTGTTTATTTGTTTTCCCATACCACCTAATAAGGTTCTTCACACTCTTACGTGTAAATGGTTCAAACAAATTCCAATGATATGTCTTGCCATAAGCACCAACCATGGCTGATAAATCCTTGTGTATTCCTTTTAGGACATTCTCCCTTATCCAATCATCTCCCCAAACCTCTTTCAGATCGAATCCCCTTGAAATAGCATAATACTCCCTGCCATCTCCTGAAACAATACCTATCGAAATCAAGTCGATTGTGTTGGGTTGCTCTTTAAACTCCGTATCAATAAAATATTTCATTTTGCGTTAAACATTTTGCGTAATATCTCCTCCCTATGTCTACTAGATATCCCTTTTTTTCGTATAAACAGTTCCCAATCAAGATAATTTTCTTTTCTCTTTAATTTATTTTTAGACCATTCTCTATCCTGAGCCGCACACATCTTAGATACAAGTCTCGGATGAATCCCTGATATAGAAACTATTTTATTGTTTCCATTCTCAACTTCAGATACAGCAATGTAATCCATAAACCCATCCATATATTCTACTTCATAGCCTAACCTACGTTTAAGATTAACTGGAGTAGTATATTTAACATTCTTTATTATAGCAGGTTCACCTGGTCTGAATGTATCCTTATGAACTCCTATTATGTATGCTTTTTCTATCATTATATTATTGCTCTTTCATTTGTAAGTTCATCCTCCCCACACCATACTGTGTCATCTGCACTCCACCCAAAAGAAACTTCATACATTATATGAAGATATGGATCAGTTACTGCTTTTCTTGCTATGATATATCCTTTAGGACTCTCAGGAGTTATATGAAATATCTCTGATAACATGTCGAATTTATAGTTTATTGTCATGTTTTTTAGTTTTTATCTTTTAACAACAATGTAGGTTTTGTTTTCCCCGTGAGAGATTGGCATTTTGATTCTTCTAAAGCACTGAGAAGGTGATACATATATAAAATGTATGAAAATTGATAATCTCTAATATATTCATACAGTGATGCCATAATTTGTAATGTTAAATATTTGTTTATACTTCATCTCTGAAATAAACCAGTTTTTTAGACCTTTTAGGGGTGAGGTTCTCTGCCATCCCTATCTTGTTATTCCCAGACTTCTTTATGTAATCCTTTTTGTCTATAGCCATGATCGCATATTTCTTATTCGCATAAGTGTTTCTGTTCTTTAAATGATAGTACATGCACATATAGGTAACGCCCACCTGTCTTGCGATCTCAGTGAGATTGTCTCCCATATAAACCTTATGTTTACGTTTGTCATATAAGCAATATGTTCTTGCCATTACTTCTTCTCATCATCCAGCTTCCCTTGTTCCATAAGGCTTTCTTCACTGTCTCCTATAGTACGTTCGCTTATCAATGACTCTTTCTTTATCAAGTCCATGATCCTATCGTACTCAGAGTAAAGCTTACCATTAGAAGACAACATGTCCTCTATCATCCTGTGGTCAGTCTTGTTATACGTAAGCGTAGCAAGGAACTGGCTCTTCTCATCCATTATCCTCTCCCACTCCTTTAGCTGCCTTAGAGCTGCTGTATCACCTCCATCAAGGCTAGACATGATAACACCCCACTTATCTGACATCGACTTAAATGCCTTTGAATCCTTCTTCCAAACATACTTCTCCACATGCTCTAACCTCTTACCCTTCTTCCACTCTATGATCTCACTTGTAGCATTATAGAGTAAAGCCAACCCCCACATGAACGTGTTGCTACGCATCTTATCTCTTGTAGTATCTCCCCGGTATACCTCTTTAAATACAAGCTTATGCTGAGGGTTCTGCACCCAATAGTTCTTATCACTCTCCCAATTCATTTCTTCTCTACGACTTAAATACTATTAATTCCCTCATGTAAACTTCTCCATTATCTAACTTATGTTCTTTAACCTCAATTCCCGGAACAAATGATAATGCCTTTGCTACATGATCCCCTTGTTGTGTTGATACTTGGACTAAACACCCATAGTCCTTAATCTC